CTTCTGGAACAGTGAAGGTTCCCGGCGCATTAAAGGTTTCGCATCCTGCCACAACAGTTGGCTTCCCACCAAATAAACCTACTTTACTAGTACCTATAGGCATAATTAACTCCTACGTCCGGGAGCATATAAACCTAGAGCTCCTCGCCTATCAAATTTGTATTCGGCATTTGGGCCGTTTTTGTCTACATAATGCAGCATAAATTGTACGTTTATTTGGCCTTTAGGTAATTTTCTACGCCAATGGGTTACTTCGCAACCCTTATAAATTACTGCGTCTCCCGGCTCTAACATACACTTAACGGGGTCTTTGTCTTCGTATTGCATCCATATAGGCCACGTATCCCCCGTAGAAGCCACGTTTATAGTTACGCTTATTTCACAAGAAGGTCTATCCGTATGTGGGATAAGCTGCTCACCCTCTTGGTAAACCCTACTAAAAGAATAAGTAGGTTCCAACTCAAGTCCTGTTTGTTCTTCTATAACTGGTAGACATTGCTTTAACATCACTTCTATAAGTGGGTCTGCATAATATTCTAACTTGCTTGCACCACGTGCCCCTTCAATGTTTCTACTTACCCATTCTCCACGGTTTATTTTATTTTCAAAATATAATGATATGGTTTGTATTGTTTGCTCTTCTACCAGTTCTTCTACTTTTATATACCCGTACTTGTTAAACGCATTATTCATGGTAAAACCAACCTGTGATAATGTATTTGTGGTTTTCTCCATAAACAGGATTTCCTCGGTGTGTATGGGTAAACGAAGCGGGCCATAACACCATCGTGTTTTCAACAGGATTTATTCTTCTCTGCTGATATAAAAACTCAGTCTCTCCATTTGCTTCTACGGGTACAGTATTTAAATACAGCATATATACTAAACCCCTATTAGCTTGCCCGCCGTTACCTTGCTCACCATGCCAAACATGATAGCCCCCTCCACTAGAGGTTTTTTGCATCTTCATATTGTTGCAATTTATTTTTATGCTTTTTAAAGTAGAAAACTCATTGGTGTAGACTTCAAAACAATTCTGTAGTCCTGTGAAAAACATATCTATAGTATTGTTACCTTCAAACGATTCAAAGTTTATATTTTTACCATTAGAAAAAATCTGGTAGTCGTTTTTACGGTGTTTATCAGCGCCCTCTCCATTTTGGCGATCTGTCCCCGCCCCCAGTTTTTGATTCCGGTCAAACTCAGATATAAGATGCTGACAAAAACCTTCTGGATAAACTTCCGAAAATACTCCAATAAAATCTTTAAACTCATGTTTCATTTAAATTCTGGCCCCGAAATCCATGTCACTAAAGTTTGCCTAGTTCCTTTTGTAACGGGTGTCACTTGGTGTAGAGTCCAAGAAGGAAACACTACTATAAGCCCTCTCTGCTTTTTGATGGCCTCTGGATCACTAGAAGTTAATAATTGCAACTCGCCACCTTCATATTCATTTGGGTTTGACAACTGAAGTACCAAAGAAAGTTTTCTACTAGGTCCTTCTGAACCAAAATCTTGGTGCCACTTGTATGTTCCTTGGTTTGTATAACAATAATTTGTTAATTGTAAAGGCTCCCCAAAACCAGTTAAATCAAATCTAAAATATTTTGCATTTAAATTGCTTACTACTCCCGCCAACCTTTCAAATACCCAACTTGACTCCTCTGTTTTTGGTAGCCAATTTAACTCGGAACGTCTAATTCCGTCTTTAACCATTCCATTTTTATTTCCGCCTACTTGGGCTTTCTGAACTGCTTCTTTGGCCTTATTTTGCAACCAATCTAGTTCTTCTTCGCTAAATGCTCCTTCCCACCACGCAAATTTTTCTCTTTTTACAGCGTATGGCTGAAGTAAGTGCTGCATTAAATAAACCTTTTTCTTTGTGACAAAATAAAGTGTATAAACTTTGTCGGATTATTAGATTGGTTTGGTGTAATCATATGCGGTAGCCACGAATTAAAAAGCATCATAGTTCCCGCCTGCACGTTATTAAAATGTATCTGAGGCGTAGCCATAGTCACTTGGTCGCTACGTTTTGACCATAAATCCGCCATACGCTTGCCCGGTCTTGGGTCGTCAAATATAGGATAAGAACCACCTTCTGGTACTTCTAAGAAGTAAAATCCTGATATTTGACTGTCGCCATGTACGTGCATGATATTACTACCCGTACAAGCAAACTCTTGGCCCCACATTCCAGACACGTAAAACTCATACTCATCTGTTAAATAACCCTGATCCTTTAAAATACTAACGCCTTTATCTCGAAAGTAAGCCGCTAAGTACCCAAGGTCAGGGTCATTTGCCATGTGCCCCGTCTGTTTAACCACTGAGGGTTGCATCCGGTCATAATATTTTTGCGTGTTCTTAAGCGTTTCCTCTACCCACTCTGGCCGTTCTTCGCGGTATATTGGAGAGCAAAAATAAGCGTATGCTTCCATTAACTATTTACAAACGCTAACAATTCAGCCGCCAACGCGGTTATATCAGTAGCGCTTAAAGCCGAACCTGACGTAGCCACTTTGTGGTTTTCCATAGCAATTTCTTTTGCCATGCGAAGCGCTTCTAGCTTTGCCCGCTTCGCTTCAGCGGCCGCTTGATTAGATGCGCGATTGTTTTCAATAGCTGTTTGATAATCGACTTGGTTCTGTAGCTCTTCTGGTAATGCCATTTTAGTAGCCTCCTGGGCTGTATTAAATTAAGTAGTTAGGTTCTTTGCCGGTATTGTTACATACCAAGTTGTACCGCCGTCTGGGGAGAAAAAGAACCATATGTCTACTTCATTCGCTCCTGTACTGCGGGAAATACTTCCACCGGGATACTTAAATGTGCCGCCAGATAAAGCCACTGTACGGCTCGCAGTGCCGTCATTAGTGAGAACTAATGTAAAAGACGTAGCCCTGTTTGACGTGCCATTAGGCGTAGCCAGTGTAAACGTGCAGTTGCCGGTCAGGGTAGCAGTAAATACGTTACCATCATTACAGTCTATAGTTACCGCGGTGCCAGTATTACCTATGGCAGTTACTTGATCAGAAAACGTGCCCGAAAAAAACTGGTTAGAGTCAAATGGAATAACCGAATTAGCCGCAGAATCTTGCAAGCCGGTAGTTATTTTTGGAGTAGTAAGCGCGGGGCTTACGTTAAGGACCGTAGCGCCTGTACCAGTAGAAGTTGTTACCCCTGTACCGCCATTAGCAACAGCAAGTGTACCCGCAAGTGTAATAGTACCTGAACTAGTAATCGGTCCACCCGAAGTAGTAAGACCCGTAGTCCCACCAGAGACATCGACACTTGTTACGGTACCGCCAACTTCAGTGGGGTTAGCGTTAAGCACTGCTGCGCCCGCACCCGCACCGTCGGTGACAACCATGACTTTAGAGCCGTTAGCCACGTTAACCGTAGCGCCTGAACCCTGCTTGATCGTAATGATCTGGCTGCCGGAAGTGGCGTTCTCAATGATCCACGTCTTAGATACCGTATTTGGTCCAAGCGTAACTTCACGAGTAGCTGTCAGGTCCACTGCCGAAGTGAACTTAAGGTACAGCGAGCGCGTGGCATCTGCCGTGGCGTCGGGCATTGTGAAGGTTTCGTTGGCGTCAGCCGCCATTTCCTTTGTGCCGTAACTAAAACCGTCGGTAATTAGCTCAAGGTTAGTGTTGGTACTGGTGCCCCAAGTGCCACTTTCATCACCAGTAGCAATTTCTTTTAATCTTAGATTGTTTACATAAGTAGCCATTAGGGCCTCCAGTGACTAGTTTAATGTGCTGCCACCGGCAGCAGGGACGCTTGTCGCGTAAATCTTTGTATTCTGACGCAGGTTTAGTGCTTCGCCGCAATCTGAGCAAGTGTCAGCGCTTAATTCAGCCTCGTTTACATCGTACCCGCAGTTGCCGCATACCACTTCAATTTCATGCTTAGGGTCTATTGCGCTACCCAAGTTCTTCGCTTCGTTTACTGTCTTCATGCTGCTATTTCCGTCCAATTAGGTGTTTGATCAACGGGCACTTCGGTCCATCCCGTGCCGGGGTCTGGAACTATACGGCTCCAGACTAATACGTTTCCGACTTGGCCTGTGGCCTGTACGCCAATGGCGTATACCGTGGCGGTGCCTGTTTCTGTAGTTTCGCCTAGCGCCGTAGTGCCCTCAACGCCTGTGACGTTAACGTCGGCATTTGCTTGAGCAGTGGCGGTACCTAATGCTGTGGTGCCCTCAACGCCTGTAACATTTACATTGGCGGCAGCTTCAATAGAGCTAGTACCTACGGCGCCGGCGGCCGCAACCCCAGTGGGGTAAACATAGGCTTCAGCGATAATGACATCGCCTACTTCGCCAGAGGACGCAACCCCCGTAACTTGTACAGTTCTGCCTTCGACTACTGCGGAAGTGCCTATTTCACCAGTGCTTTGAACTCCGGTTACGCTGATTACTTGGTCTGTTATTAGCGTTACACTTCCTAGCTCTCCAGTGGCTGCATTGCCAAGAGCGTTTATAGCTCCGTCTGCATTTACTGCTACGTTGCCAAGGGCTGAAGTAGCTTCGACTCCCGTAACCGAAAAATTGGCATCTGCTTGAGTTTCAGCGGTACCTAAAGCTGTTGTGCCTTGTACGCCAGTTAGAGTTACGCTAACGCCCGTGCCTTCAACTACCGTTACGGAACCTACCGCGCCAGTGGCAGTAGGGGTTGCAGGACTTACGTCCCATTGCCCGTCGCCCCAAGTGCTGTAGCCCCATCCACTTATGGGGACGATAACGTCAGCCATTACACTTTACTCTTAAGCGATACGGATAATCGCGTTGCTCGCATCTGCCGCAGGGAAGACAATAGTAAAGTCGCCCGCAGTAGAGGTCTTATCCGAACCAAAGTCTAATACTGCTACCGCAGGGTTAGTGCCGCCGTTTGCCAAGTAGATCAAAGCGCCACGAGCAGTAATAGTTGCGCTAGAAAACGTCAGGTCAGCAAAGTCCAAAAACGCTGTAGTGCCACTAGAAGCAGGATTAGCTGATATAGTCAGCGTTCCGCCACCTGCGCTGTACCCTGTTCCTGAAACCTCGTTGGTCGCAGAATACGCAGTAGTAGTCGCATCTAGCGTAGCTGACGACGTGTACAGAGCCAGTTTAAAGACCTGTGCTGTGCCTGAACTAAAATCAAAGTCTCCGTCAAGGATTTGAACTTTGAATGATGTTGCCATAGCTTGTGTGATAGCCATTTGTGTTTCCTCTTAAAATATTATGGGCCGGGTGATTCCGATTTAATTGGCAACCTAATCATGCCATCTCTAAATTCATCACGACGACGGCGACCTTGTTGCTCGATGCCGAGACCCTGAATTGCCTGCTTATAGCTGTTTTCAAAATACTGCAGCATATCAGTAGGTCCTTTCGTATAGCTATATGCCTGAATGAGGCAGGCATATAAAAGCGCTTCAGGAGCATTATTACTAATCCAAGTTGTAGTGTTGGAAGAGGATAACTGCTGAGGCTTGTATATGTAGCCCAACTGAACTACATAAGCAGCATCGGGCGTTGGCGCAATGTAAAACGTGTTTTGATTCCAAACCGCGTAGTATTTGGGAGTTCCTGTTACCGTGGAATCCGGCCAATACTCCTTCATAAAAGAAGTGTCTCTAAAATCTAAAAACGTCTGGTTTCCATTTATCGTAACCATTAAGTAACGGTGAGTCAGAATGTCCGATGGGGCCACCAAGAATCGGTTGTTTGCAGTCGTGTTAGCCGTTGCCTCTAGCTTAAAAACATCAAGGTCGATGTCCCGAAGAATCCTATTCTCCGCCATCGTAATAAACGTATCTATGACCGCATTGGTAAACACATTACTGTCTACCTCGGTATAGTTACGGATGTTTGTCACTAGTTCATCATAAGTCATGTAATCACCACCGTGACCGTTCCAAGTATGCCTACTCCCTCAACTGCAATCGCAGCAGGGGCAGGCTGCATTGAACCCGGCACTGTCTCGAAAGGTGTATCCCCGCCTGCGTTATTTACAAACACATTTAAGGGCTCTGTTCTATCTGGGCGAGGATTTTCAAGAGCAATCGCATCGCCCCTGTACTTTAAAGGGGTTAACTGGGGCTCTTTTGGCTCGTAATCCTCAGGGCATACCATAAACCCTTTCCAATTCTTTTTTAGAATCTGATAGGGATATCGTTGCCCGCAATAATCACAAAGGCCATAAGAATATTTACCCGTTGCCTGACTCACGCTTAAAACCCTACATCGGGCAACACATAAGTACTGGCAGTGTCTCTATCTTCCTGTGCCGCTCGATCAAAATCTTGCTCGTACATCTGCTGCAATGCTCCAGTTCTATCCGGTGCATACTTTAAAGACAGCATGTAGGCTAAGCCCGAGGCTAAACAAGGGAGAAACCTGAAATTTACGTCGGTAGTATTAGTGTAATCTCCGGCGTCTTCCATGCGACGTATGCGATAATAGACCAACGTGTATGCCTTGTCCGCAGCAGGGTACAGATAAGCTTTTGGGGCACTTGTACGCTCTATGTATATCTGGGACGGTCTTGCCTGAGTAAGTTTGTTTGGCACGTTAAGGTATTCTTGGCGGCCAATGCGCTCTATGTTTATGTCTTGTTGTTGACCGTTAGTTGTTT